AAATATCGAATAGTTGCACCTGCCTTAATTCCTATGGAAATTTATCGCAAAGATGATGAGGATGGTAAGGAATATTTCGTGAAATTTACTATTGAGGAGATTGAAAAAATTCATTCCAAATTTATGAAGGATATGTCTAACAAAGACTTATTCAATCTAGAACACGATACAGAAAAGACTGTACCGGCTTATGTTTTGGAAGCTTGGATTGTGGACACTCCTAAAGAAGATAAAGCATACTCAAGTTTTGGCATAGAAGTACCTGAAGGCACTCTAATGGTAACGGCACAGGTAACAGATAAAGAATACTATGCACAATTAGTAGCAGATGGTCAAGTTGGTTTTTCAATCGAAGGCTATCTAGGAATGAAGTTAAAAGAAGAGAAACAATATAAACTAAATAATATGAATAAATTACCTGACGGTGAACACTTAATTGACGGCAAAATCTACGTTGTTGTTGACGGTGAAATCACTGAAATCAAAGAAGAAGAAGTAGTAGAGGCTGAACTAGCAGATACTGTAGTTGAAGAAGAAGAAGTAGTAGAAGAGGAAACAATGGCTGTTGACCCTGCGATGGATGCTGAAGCTATAATCGAAATAGTTCGACCATTTATTACAGAACAAGTAGACTCACTTGTGGCTATGATAGCTGACCTTAAAAATCAACTTGAAGAGTCACTTGTAGTAGAAACAGAAGAGGAAGCGATGGAGGAGGCTGTAGCGTTAAGCGTACAACAAAGATTAAGTTCATTCAATAAATTTAACAACAAATAAAAACAACAAACAATGAGAAAATTAAAATTTGATTTATTAAATGGTGCAGGGGCAACTCTTACACCAAACGCAGAGAGCTTTTACGCTCAAGCTTACCTAGGTTCAAGTGACATCGTTGACAACTTTCGTACACTTCCGGGTGTAAAGTTTGAGGTGAAAATTGGTACGGTATCTTTTGGAGACATTTTACAGCCTTCTACCTGTGCATTTACTGCTCCTGCAGATGAGTTAACAGCTAAGAAAATGAGCGTATGTGCTTTGTCTTCAATGGCTCAAATTTGCCAATTTGACTTAGAGCAATCATTCGTATCTTTGCAAATGGCTCAAGGTTCAAACGGTGACTTTTCCGTTGCATCTTTTATGTCTTTTTATTGGTCTGAGATGGCTAACTCTATCAATGGCTCTATCGAGACTTTGAGATGGCAAGGTGACACTACTTCATTGACTCCTTCACTTGCTTTATGTGATGGTTACGAAGTTAAATTGACTGCAGGTTTATCTTCTTTAACTGATACAGTTATTAACGGAGGTACAGGTGCAATCGCTACCTTTGCTACTTTGTTGACTAAATTAGAGGCTGCTTACGCTTTAGTACCTGCTGCTATTGCATCTCGTACTGCTGACCTAAGATTCTATTTACCAACACAATTGGTAAACATCTACCGTCGTGGTGTTGCTGCAGGTAACACACAAGCATTTATTACTCAAGATTTGGATTTGACTTACTTAGGAATCAAAATAGTACTTTGCCCGGGAATGTCAAACAACACTTTTGTAATGACGTTGAAAGACAATTTATGTTATCTTTTTGACGGTGAAGGTGACCCATCTGACTTGAGAGCGGTTAACTTATCTGATACTGTAGCTGAGCCTTACATCCGTACTCGTGCGAATATGAAAATTGGCTTTGATTACGTTAATGGTAAGGACATCGTTTTCTACTCTTAATTATTCTTAATATTAATTCATAGAGGGGGGCAACTCCCTTTATATAAAACTAAAAAAATATGCCAATTTGTCAATCCTTAGAGTCGATTTTAAAAAGTTGCGATAACAATAGTGGGGGTATCTATGGAATATGGATAAACCAACAAGATGAAATCGCATCTATCACACCAACTGACCCATCTGCGGGTGCAGGATGGTCTATTACAGGTATCACTTTAGCAGGTACTGTATTATTCGAAAACTTTTACATTCGTAGAAATACATCTAGCTTTACAGAAGAGGCTGCTATTGACCTTGTAAATGGTTCGTCTTTTGTTACTCAAACTATTTCTTTAATGTTTCACCGTCGTGAGGCAGATAAATCACGAGCTATTAAAATTTTGGGTTCGGGTCAACAATATTTAACTGCTGTAGTCTTAGATGCTAACGGAAAATATTGGTACTTCCCTTACTTACAAGTTTCTGCTGTCGCTGAAGGTTCAGGCCAAGCCCGTGCGGATGGTTCTAAATATGCCGTTACACTCCTTGCGGAGAATGAGTATTTAAGTTATGAGGTTGATATGCTACCTGCTGCATTACTTGCTATCGGTATTTCTTAACACGAATAACAAGCTTAAAATTAGCCCTGCAATTAGTGGGGCTTTTTTTATTTATAAACATTTGGAAGTTATAATATAATATAGTTATGATATATGTAGAACAGGGTGTAATAAATCAAATAGTTTTGACTTTAACAGAGGTCACAACTGTACCCACCCCTCACTATTTATTTGCCTTTACCAATGAAATGAATACTACTAGCAGTACTCAGTTATTTACTACTGCTGATACGAGCTTATGGCCTGAAAGATACAATCTTTTTATACTAGATGAGCCGGTAGACATCACTTTATTACAAGGACAATTTACATATCAAATTTATCAAAGCTCAACACCTTACGTTTTACCTTTAACTATTGCACAATCAACAGGTGTAGTTATAGAAGAGGGTCGAATGGTAGTTAGTGGGCCGGTAGGAACTTCAATATACGATTAAATTATGGCTTGGTACAACGTATTTAAAAAACAAAATAAAATACCTGAAATGGTAGAAGGATACGAATCCTTTTCAACTCCATTTTTACCTGTAGGTAAAGGCGATTTGTCGCTACCTTATGTCAATGGTAGGTACTCGACCAATATGTGGGTGAGATTTGGAAACGACAATCTTTTTAGTCAACTCCTTAATCAAATGTATTTTTCTAGTCCCTTGCACGGTGCAATATGCGATTACAAAACTAACGCTGTAATTGGCGGAGGTTTTGCTTTGTCTACTGACAAGCTAACAACTCCCGAGAAATTAGAGCTGTATATGTTTGAGCGAAAAACGAAACTTAAACACATAGTAAAGGCCGTTACTCGTCAGTTAATTGTACACAATAGAATTTATTTCAAGCTATGCTTTGACAATAATAAAAAACTTGTAAAGATTGAAAACATTTCACCGGAAAAGGTAAGGGTTTCAAGGTTTAAGGATATGTATTACCTGTGTGAAGATTGGTCAACAAATATAGACATCACAAGTATTAAACCTTACCACGTCGCTTGTTCAGATTACGAGCAACTTTATTGTTACGAGATTAAGTCTTTGGGTCAAGATTATTATTCCTTACCTCAATATACAAGTGCTTTAAATTTTGCGTTTTTAAGTGGTGAACTTTCGTACTTTGCTAAGTCTAATATTCAAAACTCAATTTTTCCATCTTTTGCTATGATGTTCCCTAAGCGACCACAAAGCGAAGAGGAAAAACATATGATAAAAGACACACTCGACAGGCTAAAAGGAGCAAGTTCAGCCGGGAAAGCTGTCGCTTTTTTTGCAAATAGTCAAGAGCAATTACCAAAGATTGAGGCATTACCAAATAACAATAATGACAAGCTATTTCAAGAAGCATCTCAGCTAAACACGGAACAGATTTGCTTTGCTCACACGATTGACCCTATATTAATGGGAATTAGAACTACAGGCTCACTTGGTGGCGGTGCAGATATTAAACAAGCGTATGTTATCTTTGAAAAGAACGTAGTAATGGAGCTAAGAAGTTGCGTTTCTGTAATCTTTAACGAGCTGTTAACCATTGCAAAGATACCTGCGGAATTCACTATTAATAACTTTCAAATTATTAACGAAACAATTGTAGAATTAGAAGGTGACAGCAGTAAAACGAATGACGCTTTAAATAGTCTTAGTCCTTTAGTAGCTACAAAGGTATTGGAAACAATGACAATCAACGAAGTAAGAGCCTTAGCATCTTTGCCACCAATAGAAGGCGGTGATTTAACACAAAGAGCAGCAGATGCTGTAGTAGTAAACCCAACAACACCAATATAAGATGCTATATTTCATCACAGAAACATACTTAAAAGTAAATACTCCAATAACTGCTAACGTAGATGTAACAGATGTGACACCTTATGTAGCAACTCAAGCTGCTCTAAGAATACAGCCAATTTTGGGAACTACTTTCTACAATCATATGTTAACAGCGTATAACGCTCAAACCTTAACACCTGACGAAATAGATTTAGTCGAATTTATTCAGCCTGTAATTGCTTGGCGAAGTGCAGAGGATGCTGTATTTGGTTTGACTTACCAACTTAAAAACAAAGGTTTACAAACTCAAAGCGGTGACTATTCTGCTAGTGTATCTAGGAATGAAGTAGCTTTCGGAATGGAACACTACGCACAAAAGGCATCCTTCTTTGAACAAAGGCTTATAAGATGGCTACTAACTAACAGGAATCTATTCCCTATCTTTATTTCGGCTACTAATACAGATACTGATTTACGGCCAATGTTTAACCATTGTAATTGTATTACTCAATTTCAAACTACCTGCACCGGTTTATGTGGGAACTTTCTAGAAAACGGATATAATAACGCTATACTTATACTATGAGGTTACAATTAGCTATCTTACTTACTTCAATAAAACAATCAATGTTTCAACTATTAGCCGTTATTGGTGCTTTCTTTTTACCTATTTCGGGAATACTATTTTTAATTGGTTTTGCGATTGTTGTGGATACGCTAACAGGTATTTGGAAAGCTAAAAAACTCAAGATAAAAATTACATCACGAAAGTTATCGGCAATTGTCTCAAAATTGTTTCTTTACGAGGTGGCGGTAATTGGATTCTATCTTATAGATTATTGGATTCTTAACGACATCATTCTAGTTTTTTTCAGCATACCATTAATGTTGACTAAGATACTTTCTTTAGTTCTTGTATCCATCGAATGCATCTCTATCTCGGAAAATTACGAGGCAGTTCGGGGCATAAATATTTGGTCTAGTCTAAAGAATTTGCTACAACGCTCAAGAGAAATTAAGCAAGATTTAAACGAAATAAAATGATACGAAAACTATTCAACTATTTGAACTTTCTACAGCAAGAAAAGATTAAAGCAATGATTTACAGGTCGTGAAATATGCCGCTTATATATTAGCTGTTTTCAGTATCTTAATGATATTCGAACACTATTTACTAAAAAAAGAAATTAAATTTTTACGAGATGAGCTATACAATAGAGATAATAAAAAAAGCAGTACAGAATAAAGGTTATGTATGGTTTGATAGTGCCAAAGACTATGACGTCAATATAGTAGGAGTAAGAAGTTTAAACACAGGTAAGAACGTATCTAATTTATTTGATGACACCCTAACTCTAAGTTATAAAATTAACGGAGTATGGCAGTACCACGAATGGAAAATAACTACTGACCCCGGTAAAAAACCAACTGAAATTTTAAGGAGTTCGAAAGGAGTAGCAAGATTAAAGCCGGGACAATATAGAGGGGTGTATGCTGTATCTATGCATAACGGCAAATATGAAGCTTTATGTCAACGCTTGGGTAATGTCACGGTGTACCGAGATAACAACAAAGATACTACCTATGACGAGAAAACTACAGACACAGGAATGTTTGGAATCAACATCCATCGCTCAAGCATATACAAAGACCCAACTTATGTAGACTATTTTTCAGAAGGCTGTCAAGTATTTAGGTATAATTCTAATTTCATTGAGTTTATGAAAATCATTAATAAGGCAAAAGCGGTATTTGGAAATAAGTTCACTTACACACTTATAGAACTATGAAAAAACTTATAGTGTTTTTAAGCGTTTTAACGCTGTTTAGTTGCTCAAGTGAAAGGAAAGCACAATACCACTATCAAAAGGCTCTTAAACACGGCTTAAAATTGATACAGGACAGCGACACAATACAAATAGTATCTATTGATTCTATTCCTATAATAATAAACGACACAATTATTTGGGAAAAAATAATAACGTCAAAAGATACTATCGTCTTTTTTAAGAATGTATACGTGCCTAAGACTAAATGGCAAACAAGAATTGAATACAGGTACAAAACTAAACTAATAAAACAAGATGTATTAAAATACAAGTATATTTATCGAGAGGCTAAAGAAAAACGAAAAGAAGTACAGCTAACTAAATCAAAAACAAATTGGATTCTGTTCTTTTGGGGATTTCTTGCAGGTTTTTTAACCTTTTTAATACTAAGATTCATTAGTAAAATCTATCTACCATTTAAATGATAAGAAAAAGATTGTTTTTCGACATTGAGACAAGTTTTAATGTTGGAATATTTTGGCGAAGTGGTTATAATTTAACCATTAACCCCGGCGATATTATTCACGAGAGAGCCATTATATGCATATGCTATAAATGGGAAGGTGAAGACGAGGTACATAGCTTAGAATGGGACTCAAAGCAATCTGACAAGGCAATGTTAAAGAAGTTCTTAAAGGTTATGGCTCAAGCTAACGAGATTGTAGCTCACAATGGCGATAGGTTTGATATGAAATGGCTGAGAACTAGATGCATATTTCACAATTTACCAATGCCTCCAATGCATAACACGATTGACACTCTTAAAGAGGCTAAAAGATACTTTAACTTTAACTCTAATAAACTTGACTATATCGCTAAGTTTTTAGGAGTAGGGAAAAAAATGGATACAGGAGGCCTTGACCTTTGGAAAGACATCGTATTTAAAAAATCACCTGAAGCGATGGCTAAAATGGTGGCATATTGCCAAATGGATGTTAACGTATTACAGGCTGTCTTTGATAAACTTAATTCATATACACAATCTAAAGTTAATTACGCTGTATTAACAGGAGGAGACAAATACGAATGTCCTCAATGTGGCACTAACAATGTAAGATATAATAAGAAGGTAACTACTACAGCAGGTACTATTCACCATTGGCTTACCTGTAATCCTTGCAACAAATATTTTAAAGTGAATAATAAAACTTATGAAGATTGGGTAAAGTATAGGATAATAAAGAAAAATATTTCGTAAGTTTGCATTAGGTCTCGTATTAGAGACTCATAGCCCCCTATATCTTTGGTTAGTTTGGTAGGGGGTTATTTTTTTGCCAAAATTTTGGTATAATTTTCCACTATAATCGGATTACTGCCGTTTATGTAAAGCATATTTTCCATAATAACCCCTTTTTGCTAATTATATTTAGCGTTATGAAGGGAATAACCTTATATCAAGTATAAATTACCTTCGTTTTTATACACGAGGTCGTAAATTACGCTCGTTTCTTATTTATAATCATTATTGATAACGTTTTTTTTTATCGCTGAAACGTAATAGATACAAAAGTTTTACAAAAAACTTTGTTAATTTGTTAAAAATAATTGTTAAAATGTTTGCGGTTATAAAAATAGTATTTATATTTGCGTATAAAAAAACACGAAACAATTATTATTATGGTACAAGTAACAATCTTAAAAAATAAAAACGAAAGAATTCTTTGTGTAAATGGCGAAGAAATATGTGAGTTAACCCTAATACACAACGCAGTAAAAAACGGCTACGATTCACGAGATAAATATTACGTTCGAAACATAACTAACTCTTTTAACGTAAGACCATTTATTAATAACGCAAGAAGTATAAAAGAAGTTATTGAACATTTTCAAAAATTAATATAAATAATTAAAAACTAATCAAATGAAAGAATTTACCAAAACGCTTGACTTTTTAGAAGACCAACAAAAAGCAAATGAGTTAACTACTCAGCAACTGCATATCATTATTAAAATGATGGCAACATTTATTGTAGAAGAAGATTTAAAAGAAATCGAAATATTGTTTAATATTTTTAAAAACTAACCAAAATGACAAATCAATTCACAATTACACGTTCAACAAGCAATGGAATCCAAGAAGTTCTAACTATCAAAGGTTGGAGAAGTAGAGAAGTAATCAAGCGAGATGAAATCGAGATTTGCTACTTTGACAATACAGACGGAAGCAAAGAAGTTAGAAAATGGAAGTCTGACGCTAGATGTCCAAAGATGAAAAATTCAATAATGCTTAACTACGCTTAATTATTAACTTTAAAAACTAACCAAATGAAAGACTACAAAATTGAATTTCAAGACGAAAATCAAAACGAGTTATGGACAAGCATTGTAACAGCAGTAGACCTGCAAGATGCTACCAATTACGCTCACAAAATAATGGCAGGAACTAGCCACAATGATTTAACAACTTTTATAATAACCGAACTATGAACAAAGAAGAAATGATTGAGATTATCCTAGACTACTCTGTAGAACTACGAGATGAGTACAACGAGATGGTAGGAGCATTCGGATACAAAGATGAATCTGCTCAGAGACTACAAATCAAATACACAACTATACTATTACTAATCGAAAAACTAGGACTAAATGAAAATTATTGAAATCATACAAGGCATCTGTGCCTTTGCAATACTTTGGGTAGGTTTATATCTTGCCTGTTACTTATAAAAAATAGAAATTATGGAAAACGAATATATAATAGATTATGAGAAAAAAGGATACCTTACAATATGGTGGGGTTCAGAAGATGGAGGCATCATTTATACTGCGGAATTTCAATGTTACTTTATTGAACAGGGCGTATATGAGGCAATGGTAATTGATAGCTATCAAAGCATTGGTGATACTAGACTAAGCTACCAATTGACTAGCAAAGAGCTTAAAGAAACTACTGAGATAGTAGAGGAATGGTTCTATAACAATGATGAATGTATATAAATATGGAAACTAACGACAATCAATTTACGCCTACTACTTTTAGCCTTAAACGAAAGATGAATTGGTGGCGAGAGCAAAGCTCAGCAGATGACAAAGGTGGCAGCTTCAACTTGGAGCTGTACCTTGACTATCTAAGTCAACAAGATTTTAACGAACCTAAACTACAGGAGAAATGAAAAAAATAATAATTAGTGTAATAGTTGGATTTTGTATAGGTGCTTTGTCCTTTCAAAATAATAAAAAATATGCAAGGATTTTAGAGGAAAACAAACTATTAAAAGATAAAATATTTACTTACGAAAATTATATAATCGAAAGCCCGTGAATCAGTATAGAATAATGAGAATAATAAAACTAATGCAGTTTTTACAAGTTAAACCCCGGCCCATTAACTCAATGGCTAGGTACTTAGGTATAAGTCAACGTTCAGTATATCGCTACTTAAAGATGTACGAAAAAATAGGCTATAAGTTGGAAAAAATTAACAACAAATACTTTATAAAATGAAAAGCTACAGGGTAACCTTTAACTATTTTGAAGGTAGAAAAAAGCTAATAGGCACAAGAATGATTGAAGCCTTAGATAAAGACCACGCATTTATGTTAATGGCGATGTGGCCTAGACTAATACTTAAAATTGAAACAATATGAAAAAACTAATCGAATACATTTATTTACGAATCATAACTTATACATATGGAAACCTTGATTAACAGAATCCACCAAATAATTGAAACGGAAAACCTCCGTGAACGAACAAAGAAGCCAACTAAAGTACACAGGCGATGGTTTATATTTGCTTACCTGCGTAAAAACAAATTTGTTCTTCGTGAAATTGCCGAACTATTCGATATGAATCACGCTACCATCATACACGGAATCACACAAGCTGCATTATTTGAACGAGCAAAAGACGAAATGTACCTGATAGATACGATTGATTTATTCGAGGAATTTAACAACACTACGATTAAAATAAAGGAGCGTAATTTAATAGATGACATATTAGAAAGTAAAAACTACCACGACTTAGCTAAAATCAAAAAGAGATTACAAAACAATGTTTATAAGTTTATTAACAAAAACGAATTTAATTAAAATAATAGTTATATTTGTGAACGGATTGGCTAGACACCATAAATCCAAGAAGGAAGTTATTAGCCTTGTATTGACGCGGAAGTCTAGCCCTGCGAAGATATGAGGCTTTTTTATTTACTTAAAAATTAAGATTATGAGCGGATGGATTAAAATGCATAGAAAGTTTTTAGATTGGGAATGGTTTAATAAATCTGAATCTGTACATTTATTTTTATATATGTTATTAAAAGCAAATCATAAAGATGGACAATGGCAAGGAATAGATATAAAAAGAGGACAGTTTATTTCTTCTTTAGGTAATATTTCAAATGCTACAGGAATAAGTATTCAAACAATTAGAACGATTTTAAAAAAGTTAGAAAAGACAAACGAAATTAAAGTAAAATCAACAAGCCAATATACTATAGTAACTATCTGTAAATATGAATGTTACCAAGATGAAAACGAAAACACTAACAAACCATTAACAAACAATCAACAAACGACTAACAAACCATCAACAACTAACAAGAATGTAAAGAATGAAAAGAATGAAAGAAGTATATTTATTGAACCTACTTATAATGACATTCTTGAGTATTGTATAGAACGAAAAAACGGAGTTGACGTAAATAAATTTTTAAATTTCTACTCATCTAAAGGATGGATGGTTGGTAAGAACAAAATGATAGATTGGAGAGCTTGTGTTAGAACTTGGGAAAAACCAATTGAAATTAAAGAAGTAAACGAACCTAATAAATGGAAAGCACCGTGGAGTTAAATGGATTCAAGATTACAGAAGCCGGTGATGTTATTACCGAACTGTTCAGATATCGTGACAATTATAACGAAAAAGGAAAGTATCTAGGCTTTGCCAAGTTACACGAGCATTACTCAATGAGCTTAGGCAACTGCACCGATTGGACAGGTTTCCCAATGTCGGGTAAAACACAGGTATTAATGGAGTGCTTAATGAATACATCTAAGTTTTATGGATGGAAACACTTGGTATACTTTCCGGATGTTGGGAGCAATGTCGAAATTATAGCCGATTTGATAAACAAGAAGACAGGTAAAAGCTTTAACCCTCTAGATAGAAACGTAATTGAAGATAGAGAAATTACTCAAGCTATTGATTGGGTGTTAAACCATTTTAAAGTGCTTACAAGAGAAGACGTAAAAGCCAAGCTTACACCCGTTCAATTTTGGGATATGGCGGTTGAATTAAAAAAAGACGGAGAATTACATACGGCATCCATAGATTCTTGGAAAGACCTTAATCACCCTTATAATGATTTTGGCGGATACGCTCAGTATTTAGAATATGTTTTACCATATCGAAACCAAATAGCCGAGGACAATGACTTGCACTTGCATACGATTATACACCCAAAACTAACTGAAAAGGAAAACGGAAAACGGAATGCTCCTGTGCCTTATGATTTAAAAGGTGGTAGCGAATGGTTTAATAGTGGTAAATGTATGATAACCGTACACCGACAAGACCCAACTTTTAACCTAGCAGAAATCCACTTTAACAAAATTAAACCACGTTCAAATGGTAATATTGGAATGATAGAAATATGGTTTGACAAAGAAAGATTAAGCTATTTTGAACAAAGTAATCCATCGCCAAATGTATACGAAAAGGCATATGCAAGTAAACAAATAATAAATTTATAGCAAAAACGTAAATACGTTTAAAATGCATTTTAAAGCGATATAACGAACTTTAATATATTAACGATGGATTACACCTAAATATAAAGATAATGAAAAACTCAATAAACATAAAGGGTGTAGAGCCTATAAATTTATAACTAAAAAAAACGACAATGGAACTAGAACTATTAAAAGCAAGAGCGATTTTACGCAAAACTTTACTAAAGTTAAAAGTAAGCCGTGAAGAAATCGAAGAGAAAAACGAACACAGAAAAGACTTAATTAATTCTATGCTTGAAACCGAAAGCGAACTATCTGAGGTGTTGACTACTTTTTTAATTTTGGAGAAACAAGCTCGAGAATTTTCACAAAGTGCTTACAGATTAGAACGAGTTAATTTAGATTTAAAGTTTAAGATTAAAGATTTAGAGAATCAACTAGAATTAAATAATTTTTAAGATGAATGTACTAAGTTTATTTAACGGAATGAATACAGGTAGACAAGCCCTTGAAAACGTAGGTATAAAAGTAAATAAATACTATTCAAGCGAAATTAAACCGTATGCAATTGAATTAACTCAACACCATTTTCCCGACACAATACAAGTCGGAGACGTTACAAAATGGAAGGAATGGGCGATTGATTGGCAAACCATTGATTTAATATTAAGTGGTTCTCCTTGTCAAGATTTAAGTTCAGCAGGAAAACGAGCAGGTATAAATGGAAGTAAGTCAAGTTTATTTTTTGTGTTTGTTGAGATTTTAGAACACATAAAAAGTTTAAATCCAAAGGTTTTATTTTTACAAGAAAATGTGGGAAGTGCAAATAAATACGATATTGGAATTATGTCAAGAGCTTTAGGAGTTTACCCGGTAAGAATTAATTCAAGTTTAGTAACAGCTCAATTACGAGATAGATATTATTGGAGTAACATAAGAACGAAAGAAACAATGTTTGACGTAGTAACAGATATACCACAGCCAAAAGATAAAAATCTATTATTACAAAATATTATAACACAAGGAAGAGCTATTGATAAAAAAGCATTTGCATTGTTACAAAGTACAAGCGTTTCTTTTGGTGGTTATAGAGATAAAAAAAGCAATATAGTACAAGTTGCTTTAAGAAAAAGGCATAAAAAATCTTTTCTGAATATAATTGAAGAGGAAGGATTTATAAGATATTTTAACCAAATTGAATTAGAAAGACTTCAAGGATTTCAAGATGGATATACAAGCATTTTGTCTTGGAATAAATCAATGTCATTGCTTGGAGATGGATGGACTTTACCAATAATAGAACACATATTTAAATTTATAGAACAATGAAAAAATGTAAGAACTGCAAAGAGCCATTCACCCCGGTAAATTTTAATCAAAAATACTGCTTTGAAAAGGAATGTGTTCAGATATGGGTAAAAAGTGAACAAGATAAGCAATGGGTGAAAAAAAAGAAAGAAATGAAAGAGAATCTTCAAACAGTTCAAGAGCTTCAAAAATTAGCACAGGTTTACTTTAATTCATTTATACGGAATAGAGATAGAAATAAAGGCTGTATCTCTTGTGGGTCTCCATTGGGTAAAAAATTCGATGCCGGTCATTATTATTCGAGCGGTGGTCACAAAGTAATTACTTTCGATGAATCCAATGTTCACGGCCAATGTGTTTACTGTAACCAATACTTGCACGGTAACCTGTTAAATTATCAAATGGGTATACAAAAACGAATAGGAGTAGAAAAACTAATAGAGCTACAGGCGAAAGCACATAAAGAGAAAAAATACACGAGAGAGGAACTAAAAGAGATAATCGAAACATACAAAAAAAAGCAAAATGAATTTTAACAATGATTTTAAGTTTGACTTACAGGTAGGCCAAACATACGAAAACCAATTAGCTGAATTGCTACAAAAAAAAATAGAAGTCAAGCGAGATTTTAGAGCAATGGAGACCCATAATATATTTGTTGAATATGAAAGCAGAGGTAAAGCTTCAGGCATAGCGACAAGTGAAGCACAATGGTGGTGTTATTGGTTAAGTGAAAAGCACTTTGTAATGATAGAAAAAAACGAATTAAAGATTCTTTGTAGAAAATATCTAGGAACTAAAAGAGATGTTAAAGGAGGGGATAGCAATACAAGCAAAGGAATTTTATTACCAATAGATGAATTTATCAAACAATAAATTGTTAATAACTTTTTTAATTAAATTAGGTTGCTAAATTAATACTCTTTATATTTGACGATAATTAATTACTAACTAATAAAAACTAACCAAATGAAAAATTCAATCGAAAAATTAACCAAATTAAATAACTTAAATTACAAATGGACTTGTTTTTGGGGAGTTTGGCAAATAATGAATATAGCTGATGATGAGTGGGTAATATGTGTTAATGATGGAAGAATTTATTTCAGAAACGAAATGGACATTTATCCCACATCTGAAATTTACACCGATTTAGATGAAGCACTAATTGTAGCTACATCAATTCTTAATAAACATTTTTAATAAAACAAACCAAGGGGTGCGGCTTGGGTAACGCACATTTTTAACTAACCAAACAAAAATAAAATGAAACATTTATTTAAATCACTAGCGGAATTTCAGCAAGAAGTACCGACAATTCACAAAGCAACACAAGGTTTTGGCTACACCTATGCCGACCTACCAAAGATTTTCGAAGTAATTAACCCATTACTTAAAAAGCACGGCTTAGGATTTACTCAGCTAATCAATGGCACTGAATTAGTCACCATAGTATTTCACGTTGAAACAGGCGAAACAATCGAAAGCAAAACAGCTATACCACAAAACGTACAATTGAAAGGTATGAATGACTTTCAAGTGCTTGGTTCTGCGATAAGCTACTTGCGTAGGTACTGCATTAGTTCGATTTTGGGCATTGTTAGCGATAAGGACACAGACGCAGGAGGCGAACAAATCAAAGTTGAAGTAAAAAACGAATCAAAGAAAGTTGCTATTGACGATAAAAGACTTGCTAAGGCACTTAAAGCAATTACAGAAGGTGAATATACTACAGATGAGTTACTAAAGACATTTGAATTAACACCTGTACAACTAAAAACACTTGCGATATGAAGATAAGATGCTCCGCCATTGGTAAAATAATGACCTCTCCCAAATCAAAGGGGGAGGTTTTAAGCCAAACCACTAAGACTTACTTACAAGAATTAGCTATTGAGGAAACCTTTAACATACGCAAAGAATTTTCTAGCCGGTACACAGATAAAGGTAACGAAGTAGAAGACC